TCCTTTATACCCTGTAGCAGATGAGGCTCCACAATTCCCTGTAGCAGATGAGGCTCCATAATCCCCTGTAGCAGATGCAAAACCGTGTCGCTCGTCTGATCCTGCCTCTTTGTTTACCTTACTCATAGTAAAATCAATAGCCATCTTTACAAGTCCTGCAATAGATAATCTAGCTCCGATCTTAATATCAGTAGCACATACCTTAGTATTATCTCCGCTCCTATCCATCTCTCCAGATAACTCTACCTCATGGTATACGCTATGTGCTGGATCATAATATCCGAAACAATCTAACGGATACTCGCAAGCGTGAAAACCTGTATCACAGCACTCCGCTCTTTCTGTGTGAAATTCCTTACCCTCCTCATACTGATAACCTCTACAGGTAAGATCCTTGTTAAATCCTTTAAATGCTTTCATAGATTTTTCTCCTTTTCTATGTGTGTTATTTTTATTGATAAATAACTTAATCCTCAATATGAGGAAAATTTAGATAGTTTTTGAAAAATATTTTATTTACTATTTTCCATTCTTTCTCTAGTACGGTTTACCTTAAAGGTCTTAACCGCTAAGATCTCATCCTCTGGGATCTGGAGGAGATACTTTACCTGCTCCAGCATTAACTCTACATCTGCAATCTCCTCTACTAAGTTATCTCTGGCAATAGCCTTTTTATCCTCCGCTACAGGCTGTCCTAAGCCTGTTTCTACTCTGCGGTACTTGTTTACCGCCTGTATGAGCTCTGCACACTCCTCTACTAACTGGTTACTCTGTGCCTCATATCCATAGTACTTAGCTGTTTCTAAGTTCATTTCACTAATTTTACACATATCTAATACGCCTCCTTTATCAGCTCTCTTATTCTGTAAATCTCTGCACTCTCTAACCCTAATGGATCGTGATCTACTCCTCCAATAGCATCTATAACCGCTCTGAGTGCCTCCCTGCTCTTATACAGATCCTCCATTAAGTTATCCTCAATGAGGTAATACTCCTTAGGATCTCCGAAAGATACTGCTATAGCATAATCCTCTTTTCTCATAGCTAAGCTCTGCTCCTTAGCCTTATCTATCCAGCTCTTTTTTACTGTGATACTCTGGCTAGGGTTCATCTTTGTTTTAGCCTCAATAAAGAGTTTATCTACCACTACATCTCCTTTTAGAAACGGAGTTGATCCAGATCCTACTACTTGTCTACCGCCCATAGCCTTAGCTATACGCTTTTCCTGTATGGAGCTCTTAGCTCTTGTACTATCTTTCAATCTCTATCTCTGCCTCCACGTTTAAATACTGATCCCTAAGTTTTCTCCATAAAGCCTCTCTAACCCTGCCTCTAAAGAAAATGGGCTTTACCTCGTATACCATACTAATTATGCTTATGCTATTCATAGCATCCAGCATATTCCATCTACCATCACAGGCTCTAGCATTAGCCCACCCTGTAAACTCCTTAAATGTACAATCCTTAATTTTCTTTTTCATTTACTTACTACCGCCTCCTTAGTTCTCAAAAACTCATTTACTAAATAAAAATCTTTATCCATAATAGATAAATGCTCCTTAGCTCCGCCTTTTCTATACACAATTACAGGGCTCTCCTTAGGTTTTCTATCTTTCTTAGGTTTCTGGGCTCTAAGTACCTCATACGCTCCTACTGTAGGTATAATCAAATAGCCCTTACTTTCCAGAAACTCCTCAAACGCCTTTAGCTGGCTCATGTGTAACACATTTCTGATAGCCATATTATTTACCCTCGCTTTCTTCTGGTACTACCTCCAGTATTCCAGCCTGTGTAAGCTCATAGATAGTATCTGTTACAATATCCAGTTCTGATCCTCCTACATGATAAGTACCCTCTACTGCTACATCTACATACAAATCTCTGTGCTCTGTCCTTACTGAGATCTGTACACATGGAATATCATAATCCTCTGCAATATAAGCAATCTTACTAGGCTCATCTGCATCCATTAAAAACTTATGGTACCATTCATGCTGATACTTATAGCCGATACCCTCTAAACAACGCTCTCCAGCATCCGCCCACTCTTTACCTGTCTTAAATCCGTACTTTTTAAGTTCATCTAAATCAATACCTGCTTTTACTCTTAAACTCATGTTATTCTGCCTCTCTTTCTTCTAATCTCACTCCGCCATACTCCCAGAGATCCTTTTTCATCTCATCCATATCTAGCTCTCCATTTTGCCAGCGTTCATAGTACTGTAATACCAGCTCTGTAAACTCTGGTATCTTCTTTGCATAGGTCTTTTTCCAGTAATGATCCATGAGTACCTCCATAGGGAGTACTAAGAGTAATGTCATAGCTGTATTTATGGCATCCTCCATAGCCTCCTGTTTAATCCTCTTAAGATCCTCCTCTGTTACCTGCCTTACTGCATTATGAAGCTGTGATCTGGTTAGATTATAGGTTTTTACCTGTTTACCTCTTTGCTTTTCAAGCCTACGCCTCTCAGCTCTACCCACACTTAACACTCCTCTCTCACAGAAATTTTACTGGCTCTCCTACCCTTTTTACCACTAAGAACCCACTTACTGAGTGATCCTCTATCTGAGGTAGTGTATTTACATAAAGCTCTATACCTAACTCCTCTCGGAGTTCTCTGTTTATACTCTCTAAAGGAGCGTTTACAAGATAATTCAACTCACTCATAGTAGTAGCTGTAAAAGGCTTTCCTATAAAATCTCCCATTACACCTACTCCCTCATCTCTTACCCTGCTCCACGCCTCCTTAAGCAAAATCATTAACCTACTTACATCCATGATATACCGCCTCTACTTTCCACCGCTTAAGAAACTCCTCCAGAGAGTTATACTCAAACTTATAAGCTCTTACCGATACCACCAGCTTATTTCCTGTACATCTGGTTTTAATCGGATACACCTTACCGCTCTGGAGCTCACACTCTACCCCTATGTATCTAGCTTTTATCATCCTGCTCCTCCTGCATACTTGCATCTTTTTACATGAGAACATCTAAAAATACAGGAAATATCATAATCCATCTCTATAAAGTAATACTTTCTACCTGCCAGAAATAAATTATCATTATCCCTTACATAGTCAGTTCCACACTGTCTAAGTACTCCTGTGTACTCACTTCCATCAAAGAGCGTAACTGTTACCTCAGTATCCAAACGCTCCTCTAAATCTTCTCTCCTCATCGGATCCTCCTCTCTTTTGCTGATACATAACTTAATCACAATCGGTAAGTATTTTTAGACAAAAAAAAAAGAGGATCCTAAGATCCTCTCTCTGGTATTAAAACTCCAGCACATTCTCCTCTATGAAAATATCCTTATGCACATCTGCCTTAAATGCTAAGAGTGCTCTGGAGGCTCTCAGCATTACCTCCTCATCTCCCATCATTTTAGCCCCTGTGTAGGTATTCTCCAAAAAATCTATTACCTCCTGTTTCTGCTTTTCATTATCCATAGATACCTCCTATAAATCCTCCCAGCCATCATATCCCAGCTCTTTTAATTCCATCTTACTCTCCCAGATAGCATCCATTAGATTATCCGCCTCTATATCCTCTGGATCTGTGCTACACTCTAAGGCTACCTGTAACATTTTTATATAATCTATCAGCTCTTTTATACGCTCATCCATTAAGCCCTCCTATTTGAGTAAATCTTTTACTCCTACTGTGGTTTTCTTGTATACGGCATTTTTTACAGCTCTCTTAGGGTTCTTTGCCAGCCCTACACCCTTTTTACCATACAAAGGATTAACCGCTTTCTTTACCGCTCTCTTAGCCTTACCTGTAGTGCTTGCTTTAATAGCCTTTTTAAGGCTAGGTTTTCTTACTCCGATTTTCATATAATCCGCCTCCTACTCTATAGATCCATAGATACTCATATACTCTATATTTCCATTAAATTTACTGGTTTCTGTACTAAATCCGTCAAACTCTATAACCCTTGTATCATCCGCTAAAACCTGCTCCCAGCATTTCTCTATATCGGTATCACTAAAAGGCTTTACAAACCTCAGAAACGCCTCCTTATACTGCTCCAGATCCTTACACTCTAAGTATACTGTTACCTTAGTTCCTGTAGCTGATATAGTAGTTTCCTCTGTTTTGAGTTTTATCTGATTTTTATGTACACTACCATGATGCTTATAGGGCTCAAACTGATCCGCTGTTATCTCCTGCCCCACATTAACCTCATTATACCTATTCAGATATAAATTGATCTCCTCATCGTCTGCATAGATTACAGATAGCTCCTCCGCCTCCTCTGTAGCTGTTTCTGGCTCCTCTGTTACCTCTGGAGTACTTTCTATAGCCTCCGTTACTTTCTCCGCCTCTATGGGCTCATTTACCTTAGCTGTATTTCCACAGGCTGATAAGGATAGTGCAATACCTAAAGCTATTATTACGCTCAATCTCTTTATCATGTAACCACCTACCTTTTTATATAGTGGTTATATTATAACTCATTTATGAGGCTAACTCAATAACCATCCTAGCCCACGCTCTGGCATCATCCTCCCCATACATCCTGTACACACAATCCTTATAAGGGATCCTGTAATCCGCCTTAGGATCATTCTCTACCAGTAAATACTTATACTGTGGCTCCCTTGCCTTATTTTGTAAGTGGTGCCTAAATTGATGGAGAAAACCCTCTAAGGATGGCTCCCCTAAGAAAATCTCCTTTGTAGAATGTACATAGTTATCATCCCTTACCCACGCTGTAATAACAGGGATCTCTACACTGTATACCTCCGCAAGCTCTGTATCTAGCTCTCTGATTATCTCTAATCTCTGGAGAGGTGTACCAGATTTATAGCCCTTTGCTAGAGCCATACTTACAGGCTCCAGAGCTTTACACTCCTTAAATAACACTTTATAGCTTTCTACTCTTTCTATTAGATCCATATGCTCCTCCTACTCTACCCACTCTAAACCGCCTGTATACCTGCCTCTGTGGGTTATTAACTTATCTGGATACACTCTCTTTAGATACGCTATATCCGTTCTAAGTGTTCTCCTAGATACTCCTAACTCCTCTTGTAGCTCCGCTGTATTTGTACACTTAGCCTCCTTAAGGATACTTATTATCTGGAGCTGTCTAGCATTTACTCCGTGTATACTCATCTCTTAGCCCTCCTTATGGAGGAGTTAATTAACTCCTCCCTTGTCTTTATAATTTTACCGCATCCACTTTACATCTCTGTAATATAGTCTGCTTAGTGCCTTTATAGTCGCTATGCTCCTTTACAGTTCCTCTCAATCTTACCTGCGATCCCTCCGCTATGTTAAAAAATGCTGAGGTACTTTTCCAGATAAAACAGTTACCAGCATCATCTCTAAATACATTGATCCCTACCGTATCTGTACCCCATCCTGCATAGCTAGGGATCTCATAGGTAGATCTTTTCTTAAAAGTTACTACCAGATCTAACCTCTCTCCTACTTGCCCCACATACTGGCTAGGATCCTCCTCTGTAGGGATCTTACTATTAAGTACTGCCTGTACCTCTGTAAGGTCTTTCCAGCTCATTGTACCGTACTCTGGATAGATATTAAGGCACTCCTCATAGCTAAGCTCTGTTGTAGGGTATCTGTCCTGTTTCTCTAAGAAATACCAGTTAATCCCTCCTCTATACTTTGCTCCTGCCTCCCTAAGCTCCTCACGGATCTCATAGGTGTTACCTGTTACTACATAGATCTTACCCTCTGGATTAAATCCGTATTTCTCAGCTATTGCTAAACGATTGTTATTAAACTCCTCTACCTGCTTAGCCCTCTTAGCCTCTGCTCTCTTTCTAGCTCTCTCATCCAGCTTAGCTCTATACTCTGGAGTATATTCTTTTTCAATAACTGGAGTAGAGCTTTCTCCAGTTCCTCCGCACTCATAACAAGTCCAGCCTGTAAAAGCCCATTTATCAGATCCTCCAGCTCCTCCACATCTAGGGCAAGTGTAATTAGCATAATACTTAGTACCGTTTTTATCGGTTCTCAGATAAACGATCTTAGCCATCTTTACGCCTCCTCATAATCCATATCCCATACAAACTCATTCTCATCTACCCACTCCCAGCCATACTCTCTACAAAAGCTCTCAGCCTCCGCCTCTGTTTCAAACTCTGTAAAGTATTTCTTTGTGCCTCCAGCACTCTTAAGATAAACTGTAAACATATTTCCCTCCTATCTGGGAGCACTTAGGCTCCCCTGCTATATGCACAATCCATAGTACCGATCCCTTTATACATAGGGCTTTTCTTTATTACATGGCTCTTAATTCTGAGCTTATACCAAAGTGTAGGATCATCTACCGTATAAATCTTATCTACAACCCAGATAGCATTAAAATTTCTGTATGTATCTCCCTCCTGTAATCCCTCTACCATTCCCTCTGGGATCTCATCATCTACTAACTCGATCTTACCTAATAAGGTTCTCCAGTAAAATACTCTGCCATCCTCTGTTACTAAAAACTCCTTATGGAGCTTGCTGTTTTCCTCTGTGAGATCATAGGCTCTACACTTAACACATTTTCCGTCAATGTACTCTACTGTATAATCCTCAAACTCTGCATTTTCTTCTAAATAAGAGATAAAGCTCTCAACTGTGATGGCATCCATGAGCTCCTCTGTAGCTCTCATAAAGTTTACTCTGTATCTGTTATCATTATCCTCTTTATATCTCATATTGTTTACCTCTCTTTCAGTTTGTATCTAGTTCCTTACCTCACTTATAATATATACCCCCTATATAATAATGTCAATTACTTTTTATATAACCCCTGTACAAAATAATAGAGGAGGCTTTTTACTGCCTCCTCCTGCTCTTATTTCCAGAAAAATCTATCTACAGATACTCCATAGAATTTAGCCAGATTATAAAGTACTGTAGCCTTAGGGATCCGTGTACCTGTTTCCCACCTGCTTATACTTACCTCTGTATATCCTGTACCTTTTACCACATCTTTTAGAGTGTAGCCCTTTTTCTCTCTTACCTCTCTAAGGTTATGTGCTAAGGTTTCCTCTACTTCTCTCATACCATCCCTGCCTCATATACCTGTTTTCTAAGATACTCCAGCTCCTCCAGATCGTTGTAATAAAACTCCTGCACTCCGTTAAATCCCTGCATTTTCTGCTCTTTTCCATCTTTAAGAGTAGCCTTAAACCATGCTCCAGCCTGTGAGATGATCCCCAGCATAATAGCCAGATCTAAGGTATCCTTAATCTCATCAACTCCTGTACTGTAGTTAAGTGTGTAAGTCTGGAGCCTACGATCATTTTTAGTAACCTTATTTTTCTCCACTTTCACGCTTACCAGATTACCACTAGGGTTAGCATATCCGCTACTTACCTCTTTATACTTCTCATCCAGTAAGGATCCCTTTGTAAACCATAAGATCTGTGAGCACGCATGAGCTATTGCTGTACCGCAAGGAATTTTATAAGGCTTATACGGATTTCCAATATTCTCTCTGAGCTGGTTAATCATCAGAAAAGTACACTCCACTTTCTTACAGAGCGGTACCGCCTTATCACAAAAGGCTTTCATAAGAGCACTGTTACCGCCATAGCTTTTCTCATCTAAGCCTTTTTCCTGTACTGCTTTAGGAATAATAAAGGGAGCACTATCTAATACTGCTAAGCCGATCTTACCAGATCTTATGTAGTCTAAGAGCATATCTAAGAGCTCCTCTCCATACTCACTCTCTGGCTGGATGAGGATTACCTTACTCCAATCTACCCCCAGAGTTTCTCCCCACTCCTTATCTATTGTATTTTCTGCATCCAGATATACACAGTACTTATCTGTGTACTTTTTCTGGAAATTAGAGATAATATCCAGAGCTGTAGTAGTTTTACCACTCTGAGGCAATCCTACTAGCTCTATGATCCTCCCTACAGGTACTCCGCCTCTGGTTAAGTAATTCATCATAGGAGAGGTATAGGGGATAAACTCTATCCCCTTAAGATCCGATGCTTTACGGATTATATCCGTTTTATACTTCTTATTTACCTCTGCTATGAGGTTATCTATCTCTGCCATTAAATATCTCCCTCCGCTCTATGATTAGCTCTCTCTGTATCAAATCCCTCTGGGTATCTGGCTTTGAGCTTATCAATATTCATCTGGAGGATCTCATCCAGATCGAAACCAAAACTATAACAGATCATAGCCATATACCACATTACATCTCCCAGCTCTTTTTTAAGATGCTCTCTATCAAGATCCTTTTCGTGGAAAATCCACTTTTTAATCATATCCAAAGTTTCTCCTGCCTCTCCTGCAAGCCCTAAGCATCCATTAAGCACTCCTCCCAGATCCTCTACTACAGGCTTAAAGCACTTAGGCTTATCTGGTCTATGTAAAAGCTCAATAGCCTTTTCAATCCTGCCTGTTGCGTTACCGTCATTAGTTCTCATAGCTAACTCTACATAATCTTTTCCTGTCATTTTAACACCTCCGTTATTCCTACTGCATTTAAGCGTAATTTTGAGCTACCATGAGCGTATTTTTCCACACATGCTCCAGTTACTACAAAAGCCTCTCCATAAAAATAGATAACGCTATTAAGCCCCATATCCTTACAAGCTCCTGCATATTTATGTAGGAGCTTAATAGCCATCTTTACAAGAAATTTTCTCATTACTCTCCTCCTAACTCCTGCATAATACCTACCTCTGTATTAAAGAGGTTTACATCCGCATCCGTGATACCTAAGTTGTAATTTAACTCAACTACATTTCTGATAATGGCTATATCTACTCCGCCCTCATCGTTAGGGCTAAAAAGTACAATCCCATCATCACACTTAAAAGCTGTTTCTCCAGAGATCTCTACTCCGTTCTCCTCCAGATATGCTAAAAACTTATCTAACTTTTCCTCCACTTCTTCTGTGCCTCCTTAAAATATTTCTACACTGTACATAGAGATCATCATCTATATTTCTGAGCTCATGGAGATCCCTATGTAACTGGCTCTTACTGATACAAAATTCTCTAGCCACTTTACGGATACTGTCCTTAGGATTATCTATTAGCCACTGTGCCTCCTGCTTACATCTATCCTCTATGGCTTGTCTCCTAAAGTACTCATAAGCCCACCACTCCATAGGCTTAATCCTCCATAGTATCCTCTGGCTCTCTGGTATATTTATCCTTACTAAATCTATCCAGATCTACCTCTGCTATCCTCTTTGAGAGAGATTTCTTTAATCCGCTGTAGATCTTCTCAGCCATCTCTAACTTAACTTTGAGGCTGTTATAAGCTCTACGGTAAATAGCCTCTACTAAGGCTTTATCCTCCGTGAGCTGTTCTACTCTGGCTTTTTTCTCCTGCACAGTACCAGATACTTTTACCATCGCCTCATTTTGAGCACTTTTCTTAGCGTTAGAGGCTAGATCTACCTGCATACCCAGCTCCTCTACTCTCTGCCCTGCATAGTACATAAGAGCTGGGATCTTAACACAGTAGTACTCTATCTGGCTATCTGGTATATCCTCTATAGAGTTTTCTCCGATGCTTTCCATAATCATATCCAGCTCTGAGATAGCACTATCAAGCTCCTTACTAAAATCTGCTATTAACTCATTTGAGAGGGTTATTACAGGGGAGCTCTCCTCTTTTACCTCTGCTATGATTTTCTTTAACTTATCGCTCTGTATCATTTCTCCGCCTCCCTTATAGCTCTGTTGTAAAGAGTTATCCTCTTTGTGAGGCTCTTATACCCATCTGATCCAGCCTTATACTTAGCTCTTAAGCTCTCAGCCTCCGCCTTTTGATTTTCTACCCAGCTTTTAAACTCTGAGAGCTCTTTATCTAAATGATGCTTTTTAATAAGCTGTATGATCTTCTTTATTCTCTGCCAGCGTGTGATCTTTACCTCATCTGGATCTGGCTTATAATCTGATAACTCTCTGTATTCAATTCCACAAAATACCTCATACAGATTTATTTTCATGCACCAGCTAGTAGTAAAATCATGGTATGTAAGAGTAAGTATGTTATCCTCTCCTATCATGGTTTTTCTCATCCTCCTTTACCAGCTCATCTCTAAGGCTCTCAGAAAAGATCCGTAACTGTTTAGCGTGGCTACTAAAATAATCATCATATCTACCTCTGTGAGCAAAATGAGCATCAACCTCTAAATATAAACAAATACTACTAAGAGTTTCTAATACCTCAGCCTCTATTAACTTCTGTCTGCGGATCTTTTCTCTCAATTTTCTAAACACTTATCTCCTGCTTCCTCTCTGATCTTCTTTACACAATCAGAACAATAACAACCCTCATAGCCCTCAATCTTGTATAAAAAGCACATCCAATTCATATTCCATTTTCCGTTATCAGAGCATCGTTTACACGATCCCATACCCTCTCCTGTACACTGAGTTACTTTCATTTCACACCTCCAAAATATCTACTTAACCAGCTCTCCAGATCGTAGCTGTATCTCACTCTTTTCTTTTTCTGTCCTATCTTTACTCCGTGATCCCTGCACCACTCTACAGGTATGCTCTTTCTCTCCTCAGTCTGAGTAAACTGGATCACATCCTGTACGGTTATGTAATATGTTTCCTCCAGCTCTCTAAAATTGATTAAAAAGCCTCCATACACTCCCTCATATTGAGTAGCTTTCTCCATCCCCTGTATCTGGTTAGGTCTGATCTTAGCTATCGGTATGCTCTTTCCCTTATGGGTTTTAAGCTCTACCAGAAAGAGATAAGGGGATCTAAAAAGAATGTAATCACATGGATTAGATACTCCATAAAATCCGCTTGTATCATCCTTTAGGCGGTACAGGTAATAATCTGGAGGTACACACTCCTTAAACTCCTGCTCAAAGGTTTTACCGATGTTATTACTTGCCATCCTGTACCCCCTTAAATCTGCTAGGAGTAAACTTACATTTCTTTCTGCGATCTACATACATAGATCCATCTTTATCAATGCTACAGTAGTAAGCTCCCAGCTCTCTACCACAATGCTCACAGTTACCACATACCGCTCTTAACGCTGTATTTTGCCCTGTAGAGGCTTTTTTCTTTTTACCTGTAGACTTATTATCCTTTTTTCTGTTTGTATCTTTCTGAGCTGTCTTAGGCTTTTCTGGAGGGTTAGGATGTACCCACTTACCAGCATCTACTAAAGCACACTCATTTTTATATCTACAGTAAGTACACTTGCTATCATCTTTCTCTGGAGGGATCCCTATTTTACAAGCATTGTTTACAGTTCGTATCTTGTTAAGTACTGCCTGTTTCATCTCATCGGTTATTTTCCAGAGGTACGGTTTCTTTTTACAGAAATTTCTATCCTCATAAAAGAAAAGGATATAATCTATTCCCAGCCCCATACCGTAACAAGTAGCTTGCCACTTATGATCCGCCTTAGGCTCATAACGGTTACTAAACTGGTAAGTACTCTCTGTTTTAATCTCTAAGATTACATCCTTACCATTAAATCTAATAACTCCGTCTGGCTGGAAATAGATAGAGAGCTCATCATTTTTACACCTGCCCTCTGTGTGATCCTCATTCCAGCCTACAAACTCTGTTTTAATACCTTTAGCCTGTGCCTCTTTTACCATCTCCTCCAGATCTAAGCACTCTACGCCCTCCATACGCTCTACTATGTGCTGTATGTCTAAGTGCCTATCTGTACCACTCTGGCATATCTCAATAAGATTTACCTCACTCTGCTCTCCGTTCTGGGAGCCTCCATGTACTCTCTGGAAAAATAACATACGCTCACAGCCATACATAGAGGATGGGCGGATATACTCAGATGGGGCTATCTGCCTCTCCTCCAGCTCCTTAGCCTTTACAGCCTCCTCATAGTTTTTAAGAAACTTATCCTCAAAGGATACACTCTCTGCATTTTTTCCTTGTGCTACTGCTATTAAGCTCTTTAATCCCATTACTTTTCCGCCTCCTCTCTGGCTTTTTCAATATTTTTATTAAATCTGGCAAGCTCAAAAGCTAAATACATCTGGGATCTGCTTTCTCTTATCCTTAGAGGTCTGGTTTCTTTATCTCTCTTTACCTCAATTACCAGATTTACGATAGTAACCACTATGTAGCCGACTAACAAAAGCCCTAAAATTATATTTCCCATTAGTGACCTCCTAACATAACTCCGATGATATAGAGCTCAAATAAGAGTACAAAAATACTTAAAGCTCCGACAAAATCTCCTACCAGCTCACAGCCCTCTCTATGAGTTCTGTAAAATCTTCTCCATTTTCTTTTAATCCGTCTTACCATCCTTGATCCTCCTGTTTTGATTGATAAGTAACCTAATCACAAACGGTAAGTAAATTTAGATAAAAAAAAGAGGAGGCTTTTTACGCCTCCTTAGAGTTAATCTTATAATCTTCTACCCCACGGATCCCACGGAGTATATCCTACAGGGCTATAAAAAGAGCGTGGATAAATATAAGGATCTTTTTTCCAGCCCCACTCTTTTTCCTTTGTTTCTGCCTCCTGTTGATAAATTACCTGCTTACAGGTAGATTTAGCATACTCAATCTCTTTTTTAGTTCCTACTGAGTTCTCAGAATGTAGCAAAACATAAATAGCATCACACTGATCTATCATAGCCTTGTTAATCTTATAGTAATCTGCTAAGCCCTCTGGTAAAAATGATGGGTTAAGTACTATATGCCCTTTACTTCGTACAAACTCCTCAGCCTCATTGAAATACTTTTTATAATCAAATCTACCTGTCATAGCTCCAGCTATATAAACTCTCACTTATCGCACCTCCTAGTAATTTGTAATAAATACCTCTATATCCTTACTCTGCTTATCCTTTTTATGATAACTGCAATTACTGTATGTATGATCCAGATAATGTACTGTATATCCCTTAGCCCACTCTTTAAGTATTATGTTTTCTTTTCCTTTACTCTCAAACACATTAGATAATCCAAACTTAACTCCTGCTTTATCTAATGTATCCAGCTTAGCTAAAAGATCTCTCTCCGCCTGCTCTCCCCAGCCTCCATTTTCATTATAAGAGGCTACTGTAATCAGATAAGGAGGATCACAATATACAAAATCATTCTCTCCCAGAGTATCCAGATCCAGCTCTCTAAAATCTTTACTGCTAAACTGTATCTCCATGCTCTGGAGCCTCTGCACAAAAATAATAAATTTTTCTCTTAGTGTCGGATTAAAACTACTACGATCTTTACCAAAAGGCATATTATAAGCCCCTTTGTTATTAAATCGTATCTGATTATTAAAGGAATAACAGATCAATGTATACAGCATTAAAGGATCTGATTTTCCTTTGTTATAAAGCTCTCTCAAAGCTAAATAACCCTCTTTATTTTCCTTAGATAGATCATAACTGCTTATGTACCCATCAATTTTCCTAAGGCTCTCCTCAACTCCGATTTTCTTAAATTCCTGTAGCATTTCTGGTACTTGCCACATGAGATCATTAAATACTACTTTCTCCGCCTTAACATTTACGGACACATTCCCCCCCCCCTGCAAACAGGTCTACAAAGGTATTTACCTGTTTTGGAAATAACTCTAAAAGCTGTGGGAGGAGTTTGTATTTTCCACCTGTATAGTTAAGTGGGCTCTTTACATACTCCATCAAATAAACCTCCTTTATGTTTTGATCGATCCTAATCACATAAAGGAGATTTCCTTAGATACTAATTTTATGAATTTTTCAAACCTGCTACCAAAGTATATACCTGCTCTGCCTCCTCATAAGAGAGTTTTGTATAATCAAACTCCTTAAGCCAGCCTACCATACACTTTCTCTTATTTTCCTGTATAACCTGCCTACCTCTTTCCTCAGTATAAGGCTCTAAATAAAGTGAGGTTCTACCGTATCCAGAGGATCTATGATACTCATATCCGTTACTCTTAAATCTCTCTTTTTTACCATTCCCCCACTCTATATCCAATAGCCCTGTAGGAGTTCTTTTTACCACAGTACCTACATAATAGGATTTACTGCTAAAGTAGCTCACATATACTATTACCTTATCTCCAACCTGTAAATTTTCTCCGTTAAAATCAAACACTCTTTAACTCCTCCAATACTCTAAAATGATGTACCTCTCTGGTATCTCCCTTTTTAACCTGCACTCTCCTTACAGATCCTACCTCCAAAGGAGTTACGCACTCCTCCAGAGTTCTCTCTTTCTTATCTTCCTCATCATATACTTTATATCTCACTGTTTACCTCCTAAAGATACAATTTCTGCCCTACTTCTATATGGTTAGGATCCTGTAGATGGTTTTTCCTCACGATCCTGTAATACTCAGCTCCAGCTCCGTAAAACCTTTTTGAAATATTCCAGAGACTATCTCCTTTTTGCACTATGTAATATTTACCTCTATAAAACTTACGCCCTGCCCCCAGATCCTCATACTCAGCATTAAGAGTAATAGTCTGTTTCTTTTCTTCTCCAGAATAGTACCAGCTCTCCGCCTTACTGCCACAGTAAGTACAGCGTTCTCCTATATTTACCTCAGCTCCACAGTATTTACATTTTGCCATCTGGTTTCTCCTTTAATCCCATTACATAATCCATTGATAATCCTAAAAGGCTACAGATCTTAGCAAGCCTCATACTGCTAAGATCTGTACCGTTATATAAAAAGGCGTATATTGTGGATCTGCTTATCCCTGTTTTATCGGAGATAGTCTGGAGAGGTATATCCAGCTCCCAGATCCTCTCCATTACTCTCTCTCCAGCACTCATTATAGAGTAGGTTTTTCTCTGTGCCTTTTCGTGCTCCACTCTGATATGAGAGGGCTTTGTTAAGCCCTCATAATCTCTTATACCTCTGCTATATCTATGCTGTACGGTATCCAACCTTATACCGCTCTCCTTAGCTATCTGATTTAGAGTTTTACCATCTACAAAGATCCTGTTAGGCTTGCCCTTTAGCTCTGGTAAAGGAAAATATCCCATAGGCTTACTCCTCCTCTAAATACTCATCCGCTAAGTTTTCTCCATACCAGTAATCATTTACCTCAGCATCTACGCTCATAGGGAGATCTATAAGGCTGTGTCCTACTCTTTTCATAGTATTTACTAAGAGATCTGCTCCCTCCTTAATATGATCCTCTGGTACCTCCATGATTAACTCATCATGTACGGTTATTACCATGTGGCAATCCAGAGCCTTATACTGAGGATCATTGTAAATAGCGATCATAGCTAATTTCATAATATCCGCACTGGATCCCTGTATTACAGCGTTAAGGCTCTGCCTGTGAGCCTCTTGATAGCGGTAATCATCGTGATCTGGTAACTGCATCTCTGGTAATCTTCTCTTTCTGCCCTGTATGGTAGTTACATATCCGTACTCCTCCGCCATCTTCTCTACCTTAAGGCGGAGCTGTTGGATCTTAGGAAAACTCTTATAAAAATCATCAATAAGTTTCTGAGCCCACTCTGCGGATCTATCAAACTGCTCTCCAATGGCTTTAGCTCCACGCTCATACATAATACCTAAGAGTACACTTTTCATAGTTGTACGCCTGTGTTTACCCTCAGCGTTTACCGTACCATCTGGATAAAACTCTCTACAATCCTCATAAGGCACTCCATACACTTTAGATCCCATGATGGCGTATAGATCTTTACCCTCTCTGTATGCCTCCTGCATTGCCTCATCTCCAGATACATAAGAGAGTACTCGTGGCTCAATCTGGCTAAAATCTCCTCCCACAAACTTATAACCATCTCTGGCTCTAAAGATCTTGCGGATGCTTTTCTCATGGCTAGGGATATTCTGGAGGTTGATCTTAGTAACTGTATCACTACTTGAAAATCTACCTGTTTTAGCTCCATACTGGTTATATGTGGTATGTACTGCATTAGTCTTAGCACACTTAACCTCTGGGATCTTATCTATATAAGTTCCTAAGAGCTTTCCACACTCTTTATATCTCTGGTAGTTATCTAAAAACTGGATAAACTCCTCTCCCTTTTTAGTACCTGCCTTTTTAGCCTTATTTCTATGCTGTTGTACTATCTTATCTCCTGTGCCTCTCGGCTCTTTTCTGGATACGCTTTTCAGTTTGAAAATATCATAGAATAAACAAGCCACCTGCTGAGGGCTGTTATAGTTAATCTTCTTAGTACCCTTAGTTAATCTCATAAGAGTAGGATTTTCCTCTATAAACTTATCAAACTTAGCTACATATTCATCACAGAGCTTTTCTTTCTCCGCCATCTCTGCATTAAATTTTACAGAGAGCTCCTTAGCATAATCCTCACGGATCTCTACACCCCTAAGCTCCATATCCATACAAACATCAATAAGAGGCATCTCAATATCTCTAAACACATGATAGAGCTTTCTGTAGTCTGCTCTCGGATGATCCTCTCTAAGATACTTTTTCTGGAATTGATACAGAGCCCACGTTTTAAAACCATCATTAGCACCATAAATAGCAAAAATATCAATAGGGATATAGTTACATGGGATACCCTCAAAGAGATCTCCAAAATCCTCATCTGAGCCCTCCCCATTGAGGATATACTTGTTATACATCGGTTTTAATCCGTGTTTCTCATTCTCATTGAGTACCCAGCCAGCTATGTTAGTATCCCACCATACATTAGCTATTCTCTGCCCCCACTGAAAAGTAACCACTTTATCATCAAACTTAATATTATGATTGATGCACTTAAGGGATCCGTTAGCCAGATAAGGGAGCATAACCGCCTTACACTCCTCCTCTGTCATTTGCCCCTCAACTCTCTTATTCTGGAGATCCGTATGATTAAACGGTACATAGAAACTAGGGAGATCTGGATTATATAAACAGATACCTACTAAAATATCGTTATATACATCCAGCCCTGTAGTTTCCACATCAAGTACATACTCTCCAATACCGCTTACATAGGTTTCCATTACTTCCTTAAGCCTCTCTGGAGTACGGATAACCTCATACTCTCCCTCAGCATGGAGCCTACCGCTCTTTACCAGCTCATTTATTACCTCCAGCCCTTTAAGTAAGGTATTCTGGTTTCTTTTCAAGTTTATATTACATACCTTTTTATGAGCTAATCTGCTACTAAGATCCTCCAGATCCACGCTCTCTCTACTCATATCTACCTGTATCTCTCTTGCCATCCTGTATCCTCCTGTTTAATAAAAGAGGGAGGTTTTTAGCCTCCCTCCCTGCCTTAAAATACTCTTGTAGCTCCTGCTCCGCTGTCATTGTTACTATCGTTATTGTTACCCTTGTTAAGCTGTAATCTACCCTCGATAGCCTTAATCTGATCCTCACGATCCAGATCTAAGATAAGTGAGCCTACTAAGTTCTGAGGCTCTGGGATCTCCATCTCACTAGGATCCTTAGGGAAATACTGGTATGTAGTCTTAAGGCTACCCTTTGCTCCAGATCTCTTAATCTTAATATCTCTCTTAGTGAGATCTCCGTACTCTCCAGCTAAGCCGATAAGGTTCTTAATGTCTGTTAAGCCTCTCTCCCAGAGCTGTACCTGCTTATCCTTATCTTTCTCATCCTTGTTAATCATCTGTAAGAACATTCTAAGCTGAGGCTTATTACCGCTCTTACAAAACTCACAGCTCTCTCCTTTACAGAGGCAAGTACGATCTCTACCGCTACCGTCTACATCTAACTTGTGTACCTCATAGATGGGAAAATCATAATCTGTTTCTCCATCCTTTACTCCTACCTCTCCTTTGTGGAGTAATCTTACTGTAGCTGTATCTCCATCATCCTTTAACTGAAACCAGCCTGTTTTAGAAAATCCTCCATTGTCATACTTGTTAATAAGATCCTGTAATCCCATTTCTGTATCCTCCTGTTTTTCCTTGATTATTTTTTATTTCTACAGCATCAAAGCCTTTACAGCTCCTACCATGCTGTTAATAGCAAAACGCTTATCCACATTCTTTCCTACCAGCACATCCGCCTTATGCTCACTCTTTTTAGTAAGCACTACAGCCTCTCCTTTTAAGATGGCTAACAGGGTTCTTAAACTACTCATACCGCTTACCTCCTTGCTTTTCGTGATAAATAACTTAATCACATCCACCCAGATTATTTAGACAGCATATTGATAACCAGCTAAAATAAATTTCTTTTTGAGGTTCTTGATATGCCAGCTTACGGTAGCATTAGTAATATTGAGAGCCTTAGCAATCTCTCCCTTAGCTCCTCCAGCCATGAGGATATTTACCGCTACCTGCTCCTTATCATTGAGCTGTAAGCTATCTAAGAGATCCATAAACTCTACAGAGCTAAAATCCTTACACTCTACCTCAAAGGTGCTATCTGTTTCTGTACCGCCCTCTTTATTGATCTCAGATAACCGATCTAAGCTATCTGGAGCTGTACCTGTAAATCTTTTCTGGCGTGTAGCCTCGTTGTATAAACGGTTAAGGTGCTGACGTACATAAACCTTAAGGAGAGTAGAAAAAGCTACTCCCTGCTCTGGATCGTAATCCTCTATAGCTCTAAGCATCGGTATATAGCTCTCACTTGTAAGATCCTCTAACTCAGAATTAGGGATAGAGGTTAAATATGGGGATACTAAAAGGTTAATAAGCCCCTTGTTAGCCTCTATGAGCTCTTTAAGATAGCTCTCATCTCTACTCTCTTTGTACGCTTTAATAAGTTCCTCATTTGTTCCTGTAATAAATCCTTTACTCATCCTGTTTTCCTCCTTTAATATCCTGTGAGATGGTCTTTCCAGCCATCTCCGTACTCTTTGACAAGATCGTTAATGTCCTTTAGGCTCGTATGCCATTTGAGGTTGATAAACCGAAAACCTTTAGGTATCAGTAACCTCTTGATCTGGGAGGCTCCTTTTCTCCCTGCATCATCGTTATCTGTGGCAATTACAAACCGCCTAAAAGGTGTACGCTCCAGCTCTTTACACTGATCCTCTGAGATATGTGATCCCATGATGGCTACCGCTGGTACTCCATAAGAGATAAGGCTGAGAGCATCTATCTCACTCTCTGTAATCCAAACCTCCTCTATCTGATCCGATGTACCCCAGCTAAAAGATCCGTTTAGGATCTCCCAGAGCCCAAACACTACGGAGGTTTTATCTATCTCTTTTGCGTTATAAAAATGCTTTCCAGCTATGCTCCTGCCCTTGTAAAAGATCACTTTCCCATCCATGCCCCTTACAGGGAAAAGCACTGTTTTATCCTCTGGATCAAACCCCAGCTCATAAGCCTCTAGCACCCAGTTAGCTATCCGCCTTTTATGTAGGTACCTACACGCCTCCTCACTCTGTAGGAGGTTCTGTGTGTACTGCTTAACTAAGCTCTCCTCCAATACTGAGGATTTAGCTGTAGAGCCTCTGTACATATCCAGATCTGGGAGCTCCCTCTCCTCAGTCTGGTAGTTGTACTGATTTACCAGCCACTTAAAGCCCTCTACTGGGCTACTCAGCCCTAACAGATCCGCTACAAACTGAGGTAGATCCGCTGTGTATCCACAGGTGTAGCAATGCACCGTACCAGCCTCATAGGTCTTATCCTTTGTTACCTTTTGCTGTAGGAGCACTCCGCAAGATGGGTTATGCTCCTTACCGTTTGCGTGAAAAGGGCAAGTACACATAAGATCCGATCCTGTGTTTTTAATCTCCTTAAGTAACCCTGCTCCGTAGAGCTGGAGCTTAAGATCCTTAAGTACCTGCTCTACTGTGGCTACTATTGGAGTTTTCCAGATCGTTATCACTTTTTAGCCTTTGCCTTTTTAGGAGCTGTGAGCTTAAGCATTACTACCTCTGTTACCTTTAAGGCATCTGCTAATACTTCCTGTGGCAACTCTCCAGCCTCTACCGCCTTAAGAGTTGCATCCTCATCCACAGCCTCTACCGTCTTGATACAGCCTGTGAGATTTCTCTCATGGAGTTCTGCTAAGAGCTTTTCCTCATCCATGCTCTTACGCTCCTGCACAATTCGCTCAAAGCGGTATCCAGCCTCATCCGTGTAATCACTTTCTCCAGCCTCTAACATCGCATCCTTAAGGAGTGCCTTGTATTTCTCCTCCTCTTTCTTTGCACTGTCTAAGGCTAACTTTCTGGCTTTATAAGCCTCCTTTAACTCCGCTAAATTCATTAGCTTGTACCTCCTTTAAAAATTAAAATATATTCCTAAAACTACTGTTAAACAGTAGTGAATAGGTAAAAAAATATAGGGAGATGAGCTTTAGTAGCTTTCTCCTACTGTTTAGTAGTATAATGGAGTATTTACCACTTGTCAATAAAAAATTCTGTTTAACAGTAGTTTTTGTATGTTTTGCTTTACTTTTCTACTGTTTAGGTGTATTATTTAATCATCCCTCAAAGAGAGGAGGTGATACAATGGCTAACAATTCCTCTCTCACGGATAACTTTGTAAAAGCTCTGAGTTACTACTTAGCACTATCTGGAAAGAGTAAGAAAGAGGTAGCGGATGGTATTGGGATACCGCCTACTACTTTCTCCTCTTGGAGTAATGGTAAACACTTACCAGACATGGATAGGCTCCAAAACCTAGCTACATACTTAGGAGCCCCTGTTAGTGAGTTTTTCGATTTTACCGCTAACACTTCTACTACTCCAGATCCGCTACTTACAGAGCTCACAGATATTTTTTCTGAGTTATCTACTGAGGATAAGCTCTTAGTGAGGGATGTAGCTCTTAGGATCTACAAACTCCAACACACAGAGGAGTAATCCTCTGGGGAGCCAGTCTTATATAGGCTGGCTCTTTCTTTTTATTCTGCTACCAGTATTTTCCTAAAGCTACTGGTAATATCTGTTAAAAAGCTGGGATCTGTGGCTCACTCTCACGCTCTCTAAGAGGTGTAGAGTTTCCAGCCTTTGAAAAATCCATATAAGCCAGAGGGATACCGTACAGATCGCTAAGCTCTTGTGCTTTCTCCATCTTAGGAGCTGTCTTACCTGTTTCCCAGCTAACAATGGTCTTATCACTACAGCCTAAGATCTCTGCTACCTCTGCCTGTGAGTATCCTGCCTGTATTCTGCAAGCGGAGAGCCTCCATTTCATTTCAAAGTAATTCATTAACTAGCCCTCCCTGCTTTATATTTTTCCAGAGCCTCCTCTGTTACAAACTTCTTAAGAGTAGGGATCATTACCTCACGCTCTACAGCCTCCAGCTTTCCGCTCTGGATATTTCTGTATACATTTCTCTCACTACAGCCTAAGATCTGGGCTACCTCCTCTACTGTGTAGGCTTTCTCCTGTGGCTCCTCCTGCTTTTCCTCTACCACCTCTACAGGAGCCTCCTCTCCAAACACTGGAGCATACTTAGTCTTAAAAGCCTCACTCTGAGCTCCGATAATACGCCCTGCCATAAGATCACAGCCAGCCTTAGTAATGTGGTACAATCTACCGCCCTTATCTGGATCCTCTGAGAAATACTTAGGAGCCTCATCTCCTAACTGTGTAATATATTTGCGGATCGCTCTTAAAAGGTTATCGTGCCTCTTTCCCAGCATCTCCGCTACTTCTTTACTTGTAATCGTCATATAAAAAAGTACCTCCTTTTCCGATTTACTTAACCTAATCAGAAAAAGAGGTAACATTTAGAGAAATTTTTATTATTTTTTCTTACTTAAATCAAAAATAGAGATTTTATCATTCTCTGAGTTAATTCTGGTATTAGTATCTACCACAATTTTATTATCTAAGATACCTGCTACAAGCCTCTGTATAATCTCTAACTCTCCCATCTCATGTAAATAAATAGGGTACACATCTCCCTCATCTGTAAGATATACAGGGATGATCCGCCCCTTAGGTACTCCTCCTTTAGAAACCATAATCTTTCTCTCCTCCTTTATCCTTTTCTCCATCTGGTTTATCGTCCTTTTTATCCTCTGTACTCTCCTCTGAATTTTCACTAAGGAGAGGCTTAAGGTATCCTGTGTTTACTTCCCAGATCATAAGTACCTCTTTGTTATTGATACCATATCTGTTTTTCTTAACACTGATCTTAAGAGTGCCATCTATCACAGATAGAGATAATACTCTTGTGGCGTTCTGTCCTACACCGTCACTCTCTGCCAGATCGTGGAGCTCTGGGCTCTCTCCTTTTTTACGGTTCTTAACTGCCTCACGGTTAGCCTGTGCCATGAGGAGTACAGGCTTTTTAAGCTCCTTGCTCATCAAAAAGAGATCCTCTGAGATATTGTTATACGCTATTCTAGGTATATCCGCCCTACGCTTATCGCTCATAAGAGAGAGCTGATCTATTACAATCATATCCGCCCCATGCTTAATAGCTAAACTCTTAATCTCATCTACATTAGGCTTACGCCCCTCAAAATCATCTGGAGTAACTACGATAAATCCGCTCTTTTGCTGGAGCTGTGTTATGTACTTCTCATAATCCTCCTGTAAGTACTTTGCTCCGTCTGTATCTGGTTTCTTTCCCAGAGTACCAGATCCATTAAGGAGCCCCATATTACTAAAGTGCTTATTGAGAGTATCAAAACGAAAACCAACCATAGCGGTACTCATTTCTCCAGAGTACATAAGGATCTTATAACCCATGTTCCACGCCATAGTAGCAAAGTACTCTCCGATCCATGTTTTACCCACGTTAGTACGCCCTGTGAGTACTACCAGATCCTCTCCCCAGAGCCAGCCATTAGTAATCTCATCCAGCTTAGGGATACCTGTAGGAATACCTATAAGCCCCTTTACCTCACAACGCTTTTTATACTCTGTAAGGCGATCTCCAGCGTTAGAGATAATATCATAGCCATCTTTATTCCTGCTCACTGGTACGGACTTCTCCAGCTTTTCTAACTCCTCTTTGAGGTACTGGATAGCCTTAATACTATCCTCTTTTACTACCTTTGCTGTATCCTCAATCAGAGGCACCAGCTTAGTATATGTATAAGCCTCTTTGAGCTTATATACTAAGTAATCTGTACTCTCTGTAACCTCCAGCATTTGAAAATCTTTGAACCTGCCTAAAAAGGTTAGTTTATCTGGCATCTGCTTATAGCTGTTGTAATGCTCTATGATAAAATGGATCTCATCCTTACAGGTAAGAAACATCTCCTCTATTACTCCGTTAGAGTGGAGGATCTCCAGATCTGGAGCATCTAATACTTTACAGAGTAAGCTCTGCTCAATCATATTAGCCATTTATAATCCCCCTCCTATCTCCGCTTGTAATTTCTACTACCTGTGAGGATCCCAATACTCTACTGGCTATCCGATCCCCTAACTCGCCCCTAAGCTCCTCTGGAGAGAGGTTACTGGTATAGATCGTAGTGAGGTTATTAGATACTCTGGTATTTATAATACTTACCATCCTCTCCCTTACCCAATCTGTTACCCTCTCTGCTCCTATATCGTCTATGATAAGGAGCCTACAGGTTTTTATCATTCTGAGTACCTCATCAAACTCTGGATCTTTGTTATCATAGTTATCTCTGAGATCTTCTAAGAAAGTGGGAAGAAAAATATATAGCCCCTCATTTTCCAGCCCTGTATTAAAAGCTATCTTTCTGAAAAAGTAACTCATAATCTTACAAGCCCATGAGGTTTTACCATTCCCTGTACTCTTTCCCCAGATATATAAACCTCTGCCCTCATCTACCATACTGAGCACATCATTTTTATAATTATCCAGCACTGTAAACGCCTCCAGATCCTCTCCATTCTCTGGCTTAAGAGCGATAGTATAACGGTATCTCTCTGGGATCCTGCTTAAATTGTATAAAGCTCTAAGTACTCTGTAGCCTCCGCATACATCACTACAGGAGCTTTTATCTTTCTGGCAATAATCACTTGCATAGCATTTCATCCGCTTTTACCTCCTTTTGAGTAATCCTAATCACAAAAGAGGTAAAAATTTAGAGGAGAGCTTTTACACCCTCCTCCAGATTACTTAAACACAATATCTTTACCCTCAGCATCTTTAAGGGTATTACCACTGAATTTTTTACTGATCGCTGTAGGCTTTCCCTGTCTACCATAGTTCTTAAGTGGATAGAGATCTTTCCATCCCTTATCTATACTCTGATCCACAATAGCCAAAGCCACTACAGGATCCTCTCCAGCATTATCTCTAAGAGTACTAGCAAACTTTTCTACCGTAGTTACTTTAGGAGTATAGTTTTTACCCCTACAATACTGGATAAATTTACTAAGAGCCTCTTTCACAAACTTATTAACAGGATCCTCTAAGATAGTACTATAAGATTTCTTTTTAGGGGCTTTGCCCTCCATCTCTTTAGAGATGGATTTTTCTATATTATCTTTACTATCTTTATTGAGTAAAAAATTTTTACTCGTATCGGGTAAAGTTTTTTTACTCGTTGGATCCTCATCGGATAAAATTTTTTTACTCGGTCTTAAAGCTGTATAGCTGTTGTAAATGAGAGCCCCTTTAGTGGTACTGCTCTTAGTGAGGAGCCCCTGTTTAACTAGGTTATCTAAAGTGTTAATTACTGTAGGTCTTGATACACCACCCAGCCACTCACAGAGGTAGTCTACACTCCCTGTAAAAGCTGTGTTAGTAGTCTGAGAAAATCCGTAGATGATCGCATAGAGCATAAGAGCATTACCCTTTAGTTTTAGCTCTGTTACCATCCATCCCTGTACAGCAAAGTAATTATCCTCTCTTACTTTTATCTGTTTTGCCATAATTACCTCCAGTTAAGGAGAGAGGAGAGATACTCTCCCCCCCCCTGTAAGTATTACTCCATCTCTGAGATGGTTTTCTCAATGTTATCACAAACCTCATCAAAAGCCTGTTTAATAATAGCCTCTCTCTGCTGAGGGTTCGTGCCTCCATCAATCTTAAGATCCATCTTTACTGTAGGCTTACACCAGATACCACTCTTATTCTGTACACTCATACCCAGCTCTACGCTGATACCTGCTACCCTTGCTGTAAAATCATTTGCCATCTTTGTTATCCTCCATCTCTTTTAAATTCTTTTCTCTGCGTGCCATTCTACGGTTATACTCCTCCACGGATTTACAGCCCATCTTTCTAGCTACTACCTTTTTGTGGAGGAGGGTACCGTTATTCTTCTGGATCTGCCTCTGCATTTTCCTTTTGAAACTGCTCACTTTTACACTCCTCCATCTCCTTTACACTGTGAAATAACTCATCTCCCTTACCTGTACAGATAAGGCACTCAGTAGGATGAGGAGTAATGGTAACAGTTACATCACAGCTATTAGCCTTAAATTTAGGTAATCCAGAGCTATATCCACCCTTATCTCCTAATCTGGTTCCTAAAGCTGTAGAAATGATAGCCTCTAAGGATCTTCCGTTTACTTCTACTCCGTAACCATCATCCTCTACTACAGCATTTGTAAATGTGATTGTCATAGGTTTTACCTCCTTTTCTTTTGATACTTAACTTAATCACACAAACGGTAAATTTTTAGATAGCCCTCAAAATTAAGGACAAAAAAAAAGAGGAGAGCTGTTACACTCTCCTCACACTTAGGGCTACTTTTTAAGTTTTGCTTTTCTCGGTAATGAGGCATAAGCCTTTATAGCCTCCAGATCCTCCTCATACCAGTATCTATAGCCTCCCTCATCTCTTACACTTGCTGGAATAGCTCCAGCATCTTCCCAGAGGCGGATAGATTGAGTAGAGGCTCCTACCAGATCCGCTACCTCTTTTCTTGTGTATACTCTTTTTCCTGTATCTGCATCTATTGTTATCACTCTCATTATATACCTCCATTTTGAGTTATTATACCACACCTGTATATTAAATGCTAAGTAATTTGTTAAGGATGGTTTTAATATCCTGCTTAGATCCTTTACCGTCTACTACTCGATCAATGAGATCTTTATTTTCTAACAAGTAATCCTCTACCGCCTCATCTATGGTACCCTTAGCCACCATAGAGATTACATTTACAGCCCCTACGGTACCTATTCTGTGGGCTCTATCCTCAGCCTGTGCATTATCTCCGCTATTCCATGCTTTATCCATAAAGAATACATAAGAGGCTTTATTTAGAGTTAATCCAGTACCCATAGCTCCGATAGTTCCTATAGCTACTTTACAGTGTGGGTTAGTCTGGAAATTGTCTACTAATCTCTGTCTCTGCTCTGGAGGTACCTCTCCTGTAATTACAATCGGATCATATTCACTAAGCTCTATCCCCAGATCTTTAGCTATCGTGCTCCACTGAGAAAATATAATAGCTTTGTGACCGTTAGGGATAATCTCCTCCTCCAGCATCTCCTTAATACGATCCAGCTTAGGGCTATCATCTGTTAAGTTAGGATTACCACTGGTAAGCTGTCTGAGGCGGAGAGTACAGTTAAGCGGATTAACAGAGGCTAAGATATTCTCCATATCTGCTACAATGCCATTTTTAATATCCCTGTACTGTTTTTTCTGAGCTGTGGTAAGTTCTACATACTCAGTACTGTACAGTTTAGGAGGGAGATCTAGTACCTCCTCTTTCTTTCTTCTAAGCATTACAGTATTTAACTCAGCATTGAGGCTATCTAAGTTTTTATATCCGATTACTTTATAGCCTCCGAAACCTCCCATAGTACAATAGGCATTTCTAAAACTATAAAAGGATCTCCTCTCTACTCCCAGCCATGTAAGGATATTCCACAGATCCTCCGCTTTATTCATCGGAGTACCAGATAATCCTATCTTAACTGGAGCTTTCAAAAACCTAAGAGCTTTTCCCTGTTGAGAGCCTCCGTTTTTAGCCTTATGGATCTCATCCACAATAATAGCCCCTATATATCCATCCTTAATCCCCAGATAGAGAGCATCCTGTATTTTCTCATTTCTGAGGCTCTCAATATTGATAACCCCAAAATAAGAGGAGCCTCTGTACCAGTCATTTAGCTGTTGTACTCTAACATCCATTGTCTTACCGTCTACCATTACACAGCCCTCGTTAGAGTGGATCTGGATCTCTTTCTCCCAGTTATATTTTACAGAGTTTACTCCGCATACAATAAGGGTTTTAATAAGCTCTTTCTTTCTGGCTACACAAATATCAATACTCTCCTTTGTCTTGCCTAAACCCTGCTCATCTCCGATAAGTAAAGAGTTTTTCTCCATGCCATAATTAAAAGCCTCGATCTGATGAGGGAGGGGAGCTGTTTTAAAATCAAAATCTCTTACAGGCTTAATACCCTTTAGCCTCTCCTGTGTAGCCTCTCTTTTATCCTCGATCTCCTTAGTATTGAGGGCTTGTACTACAGCCTCCTCACTTTTGATATTGCTAAGCCCTACTTTCTCTATGAGAGCTGGTAGCTCATGTGCTGGGATCTCCCACGCTCTATCCTCTGGTAAGTATCTCCGCTCTGCCAGCTCTTTTACCTTAGCTACAGTAGTGGGATCATATCTAAATGAGATTTTAAAAGCATCATCAAAATAAGTACCTTTTTCCAGTTTTTCTACTGTTATCATAAAAATAAACCTCCTGTGATTTAGTCTTTATATAACTTAATCACAGGAGGTAAATATATTTAGATAACCCCTATATAATTTATGCTACTAACTGCACATAAAGCCCCAGCTTTCTAGTACAGTACATATAATCCTCTAAGTAGTGGATCATACTTTCAGTATGTATCTTGGAACATTCGGTCCAAGCAGTCCATAAATCTGTTTCTTTTCTATATTAAGTGAAACATTATTTACCGCTTTCTGCTTTCTAAAATATTTACACAAATTTTGTGTCTGCAACATCATTTCCATCTTTACTATCCTTCCTTCCATATTTCATTTCTTACTGAAATATAACCTAACAGAAAAAAATAAAGATTTGATGAAGATTGCTAAATAATTCGTCTACTCTATTTTTATTCTCGTATGGAATAAACCATCATTAATAAGGGTAAGATCACTGGTGCAGTTGACATTGACAATATGTATGAATTTGCTTCTTCACACTGCAATGATTTCAAGGATCTCCGCGATGATGAGGACATTGTTATCAATCGGGAGTGGATCCTTAACAAACTTGCCGAAGCAGAAAACGAATAGTATATTTGGTGGCTACACCCCCAAGCCCCTGTAGAATCAATAACGCCGGTACTGGATATCAAAATCCCGCACCGGCGTTATTAATTGTAATTCTTTTTTCTACTCAAATAAACAGCTTATCTGCCCTACAAACTTGAAGTTAACGATTTCTTTTTCCGGTATTCTCTGTCCCACGGATTTCCTCATGATAGAAATAATCTACAATCACCGGATGCCCCTGCGGGACTCTGCCATAAGGCATTTCATTATCCACAAAGGCACAATCATACTTCTTAGCCATTTCCTCAGCTTTTACTTCAAGTGCTTCAAAGTAGCTGCGGTTATGCTTGTTATAGATCTCGTCGTAAAGTGGTACAAGATCAGGATATTTT